GATAATAGAAAAGCAGGAAAAAGTTGGGATATACCTTTGACAAACAATAAATTTATAATATTTCCTTCTTTAAATACGTACACAATTAAAAATTATCAAAAAGAAAACACGAATTTTATTTTAACAATAACGTATGAGCTTACATAATTATTATTGGTATTTTAAATCTGCATTAACACCTAAGTTTTGTGATGAAGTAATAGCTTTTGCTACTTCTAAAAAACAACAAATGGCAAGAACAGGTGGTTATGAAAAAACCAAGTTAGATAAAAAAGACTATTTAAATTTAAAAAAAAAGAGAGATTCAGAAGTGGTTTGGTTAACTGAACCATGGATATTTAAAGAAATACATCCATATGTAGTAGAGGCAAATAAAAATGCAGGTTGGAATTTTGAATGGCATAAATCGGAAGCATGTCAATTTACAAAATATAAATTAAATCAATTTTATGATTGGCACGCTGATAGTGATACACCTTATGAAAAAGGAGTTGATAAAGGAAAAATAAGAAAGATATCTATGACTTGTCAATTAACAAATGGTTCAGAATACGAAGGTGGTGAATTAGAATTTGATTTTAGAAACTACGACCCACATATGCGAGATGAATCAAAACATGTTGTTCAATGCAAAGAAATACTACCCAAAGGATCTATCATTGTTTTTCCTTCTCATATATATCATAGAGTACAACCAGTAATTGCGGGAGTAAGATATAGCCTTGTAGCATGGCACGTAGGATGGCCTTTTAAATGAAAGTTTTAATTGTAGGCGGCGGTAGTGCAGGATGGATGACGGCAGCAACTCTTGAATCTCAATTTCCCAAATGGAAAATATCTTTAATAGAATCTAAAAATATATCTACTGTAGGTGTGGGTGAAAGTACTATAGCGAAAATAATTAATTGGACGAGACTTCTTAAAATCGATGATAAGGATTTTATTAAACATGTAGAAGGTAGTTATAAACTAAGCATTAAATTCACAGATTTTTATAAGAAAGGTGAATCTTTTTATTATCCTTTTGGTCAGCCACCTGTAGAAGGCACCCGTGCAGGTATTAATGATTGGTGGTTTAAAAAAATAATTTATCCAAAAACACCCTATAGTGATTATGCTGATTGTACTTATCCATTACAAATGGCTTATGTTAATCAAAATAAATTTGATATTAATGAAGTAGAAAGGGCTTATCATTTTGATGCAACTAAATTTGGTTTATGGCTTAGAGATAAATACTGCAAAAAAGTTAAACATATTATTGAAGATGTAAAAACAATAGAACAAAATAAACATGGTATAAAATCTATAAATAAAAAACACAAAGCTGATCTATACATTGATTGCACTGGATTTAAATCTTTATTGCTAGGCGAAACATTAAAAGAACCTTTTGAATCTTATTCAGATTTATTACCAAATGATTCTGCTTGGGCTACAAAAATAAAGTATAAAAACAAAGAAAAAGAATTAGTTCCTTACACAAATTGTACAGCAATTGAAAATGGTTGGGTATGGAACATACCTTTGTGGTCAAGAATAGGTACAGGATATGTATATTCTAGCAAGTTTGTTGATGATGAAACTGCATTAAAACAATTACAAAAACATCTTGGTCAAAAAGATTTAGAATTTAAAAACATAAAAATGAGAATAGGAATTCATAATAGATTGTGGGTTAAGAATGTTGTAGCGATAGGTTTATCAGCTGGATTTATAGAACCTTTAGAAAGTAATGGATTGTTTTCTGTCCATGAGTTTCTTGTAAATCTTGTTACTAATTTACAAAGAGAAAAAATCACACAATGGGATAGAGATGTTTTTAATTATGAATGTAAACGAATGTTTAAAGGGTTTGCTGAATTCGTAGCTCAACACTATGCCCTTTCTCAAAGAACCGATACTGACTATTGGAGATATTGTACAAATAAATCATTTTATGAAAAGATGATTAATGCACGTGCAACAAACGAAAATGAATTTATAGAACAAGTTTATAGAAAAACCAATGACTATAGATTTTTATCAGCTGCTGGTTTTCATAATATTGCTGCAGGTATGCACTGGGGGCCAACTGATAAAACAACTTTAATAAATAAAGGTTTTCACGTTGAAAGTAATTTAAAAGAAAATTTTAAAGAATGCATCGATAAGTTAAATGAAAGAAAAAACATTTGTGAAGAAATGGTTAAATCTAAACCAACATTATATTCAGTATTAAAAAGTATTCATGAAGTATAAAATAATAAATAATTTTTTAGATTTAGATCAATTTAATAAAGTAAGATCATATGTATTAGATAAAGAGTTTCCTTGGAGAAGGGTAGATGACATGAATTGGAGCCATGAGAAAGGTAGATTGTTTTTTACACATTGTTTTTTTACTGACTCAGAGGTAACTTCTCCCGGATTTGAGCCCTATATAAAACCTATTTTAAAAAAATTAAATAGTATTGCAGTTATCAAGGCTAGAGCAAATATGTTTGTAAGTAAATTATTTACTAAAAGTGATTTTCACGTAGATTACGAAACAAAAGGCAAGACAGCTATATTTTTTTTAAATGATTGTGATGGTGGTACGGAAATAAAAATAAATAATAAAATTAAATTTATAAAAGCAGAGGCAAATAAAATTTTAATTTTTGATATGGGAGTTCAACATCAAGCTGTAACTTCTAAAGAAATACCAATAAGATATATTATAAATCTAAACTACTATGAGGATAAAATATGAAATTAGAATTGTTCTCAATACCCGTATATATCGACAATATAGATTGTTCTAAAATAAAATTAAAAAATGTAAAATTTACAAAAACATGGTTTTCAAAAACTGAAAGCTCTCATGATTATGTAAATGAACTTGATGAAGAATCAAATAAATATTTATTAAATAAAATATGGAATTTAATTTATGGTGATTTTAATGGATTGTTTGAAATTAAAATAAAAAATATATGGGAAAATAGATATAAAAAATTTGATTATCAAGAAGCACATAATCACCCACACGCACATTTTTCTTTTATAGTCTACAAAGATATAGAGGAATCTCAAACTATTTTTATGAACCCTGCAATTGATTTGATACAGCCATATTATGTAGACAGTTTATTAGACAAAATGAATATTTTGAAAAGAAGTTTCAAACCTAGTTGTCGAAAAAATCAAATAGTAGTTTTTCCTAGTTTCTTACAACACATGGTTCTTAGGCATTCAAACAGTGTTTCGATTGCTGGAAATATAACATTAACATTAAAGGAGAATTAAATATGACTATAAATAATTACTTTCAAACTGAAATCTGGGTTGAAAACAAACCAGAGTATTTAAAATCAATTGATAAAGCATGTAATAAATATATTAAAAAAGCACGTAATAGAAATAAAGAATACATAAAAAAATTTGATGATTTTGGTAACTCTCATCATTCTACACCTCTTTTACAAGATAACTCTTTTAGAGATTTTAAACAATATATAGGTACAAAATCGTGGGACTATTTAGATGCTCAGGGTTATGACATGTCTCTCTACACAACTTTCTTTAGTGACATGTGGGTACAAGAGTTTTCAAAAAAAGGTGGTGGCCATCACAGTGCACACATACATTCGAATCAACACGTATCAGGATTTTATTTTTTAAAATGCAGTAAACAAACTTCTTATCCTGTATTTCATGACCCTAGAACGGCATCAAGAGCAACCAAATTAAAAATGAAAAATAATGACAAAATACTTGGAGGTACAGAATTAGTTCACTTTAATCCTGCACCGGGTGCGTTGTTAATATTTCCTGGATATTTGGAACATGAATTTATCGTTGATCGTGGTGTTGAACCATTTAGATTTATACACTGGAATATTCAAGCTGTTCCAAAATTAATGGCTAAAGATGTATAATAATTTTTCAAATATTGGATATGTCAGTAAAAAATTATCTTCAACAGCTATAAAAAAATTAAATAGTTATATTAAAAATAAAAAACAAGATGCTAAATACGACTTAGCGGGAAATATTAGTGGATCTTTTTTTATTGAAGATAAAAAAGATTGGTTTTTTAACAATGAATTATTACCTTTAATAAAAGAATATGCACAAAATACACCTAATTTTTCTTTAACTCCATTCGTTTTAACTAAAGATTGTAAATATAAGCTAAATCGTTTTTGGGTTAACTTTCAAAAAAAATATGAATTTAATCCTTTACATTATCACTCGGGAGTTTTTTCTTTTGTGATTTGGATAAAAATACCAGCCTCTTTTAAAAAAGAAAAAAATTTAACTTTTGTTAAAAATTCAAAAAATCCATCTACTAATACGCTTTCATTAGTGTATGTAAATTCACTCGGTACTATATCTACCAAAGATTATAATTTAGAGCCCGAGGATGAAGGAACTATTTTATTTTTTACTTCAACTATGCACCATACAGTATATCCTTTTTATACTTCTAATAAAATGAGAGTAAGTATATCAGGCAATATATCTTTAGACCCTAATCAAATAATACAATGAGTTTTAAAGAAATTAAAAATTTTTGTTATTTAAAACATATAAAAGAAAGTAAAATTATTAAAAATAAATTACTAAAGTATATGGAAGATATGCCTTTAAATACTTATGAAGAGGTTAGCAAAACAGATTGGGGTTTGTCTTCAGATTATAAAAGACCTTACATAAAATATTTTATAAATATTTTAAAACCATATATGGAGAAAATTGTTAAAAAACTGAATACAAAAAACTGGCTTATGCACAACATGTGGTTTCAACAATACAATAAAAATTCACATCATACTTGGCATACACATCCAGCAGTGCAATTTTCAAGTGTTTATTATTTAGAATTACCGGATACCAATGTGTCAACTGAGTTTAAAGATATTGTAAATAATAATATTTTTAAAGTAGATGTTAAAGAAGGTGACTTATTAGTTTTTCCATCCTCTTTATTACACAGGTCTCCTAAAAATAAATCTAATAAAAGAAAGAGTGTTATTTCATTTAATTCTAGTTTTTTACAATAAATGTCTTTTAAAACAATTTGTAGATTTGATAATTTTTTAACTTTAAAGGAATGTGATTCTGTAATAAAAGATTTCAATGATAATTTAAAACATACTAGGGCACACAGAGATACTTTTCTTTTAGAGGTTATGTATAAACCTGTTTGTAATAAATTAAATACTATATTTAGTTTTTTTAATTTTGATAAACCAGATAATATGGAAATAGTTTTATGGAATAAAAATTCTAAAATGGAGTCCCATTACGATGAAGGTGGTAATACATTTTCTTTTATTATTTATCTAAATGATGATTACAATGGAGGAGAAACTGTAATTGATGATATAACAATAAAACCTAAAACAGGTAGACTTGTTTTATTTAGTAATGGTTTTTATTTACACAAAGTAAATAAAATAAAAGATAAAAAAAGATATATATTAGTAGGATGGTATAAATAATATGAGTTTTAAAAAAAATAAATATTGTATTATACGCCAAGCTATATCAAAAGACCTAGCTACGTTCATTGCAAACTATTTTTCTTTGCAAAAACAAGTGTATGATACATGTAGACAACATAGATACTTTTCACCTTTTGAAAATATTATTGGATACTATGAAACGGAACAAGATCAAATACCAAATACATATTCTCAGTATTCTAATGTAGCGATGGAAACATTAATGTTAAAATGTCAATCAGGTATGGAAAAAGCTACAGGATTAAAATTATATCCAGCTTACACTTATGCAAGAATTTATAAAAAAGGAGATGTTCTTAAAAGACACAAGGATAGATTTAGTTGTGAAATATCTACGACATTGAATTTAGGGGGGAATACATGGCCTATTTATTTAAGTCCTAATGAAAATGTAGGTGTACCTAATGACAAAGATATTACTTCAGTAAGTAAAGCTAAAGGTATAAAAGTTGATTTAGATCCAGGAGATATGCTGGTTTATAGAGGTCGTGAGTTAGAACATTGGAGAGAAAAGTTTAAAGGTAAAGAATGCGTACAAGCATTTTTACACTACAATGACAGCAAGACACCAGGAGCAAAAGAAAATGTATTTGACAAAAGACCTCATTTAGGTTTGCCTAATTGGTTCTGTAAAAAATGAAACCTGATTATTGGATAAAAAGAAAATACCATAACATGGGAAGAAGCACTTGAAAATCTCCATATATAGCTATTAATTTTTATAGAATTACTTTATTTTTGTTATATAATAAAAATTATGCCATTAACAAAATTAAATTTTCAACCTGGATTAGATACTGAAAATACAGAAACCGGCGCAGAAGGTAGATGGATTGACGGAGATAAAATCAGATTTCGAAAAGGACTTCCTCAAAAAATAGGAGGCTGGAATAAGTTTAGTACAGCTTATTATGTTGGAGTAGGAAGAGCTTTAGAACAGTGGTTTGCTTTAACTGGAGCTAGATATGAAGCTCTAGGAACTGATAGAAAAGTTTATGCTTATGCTTC